CGATGCCATATTCTTTTGCAGCTGCATTAAGAATACTTTCATCCTTACCCATACCTATGTAATGTCTAGACAATGTATTTAATTGATAAGATAATCTATTCTCATCAATCAAAGACGCTGCTATCATCGTATCTACAACTTTACCTTTAATAGTTAGACCTGATGACCTTAGCCAACAAATATCATACATAGCGTTGTGAAATATGAAAGTAGTGTCCTCTTGATTAAAAATATCCTGGAGCCACGAAAACACCAGTTTTTTGTCCATATTGCCATTAGACTCGTGTCCTATAGGAAAATACCCTGACCAGCCTTCTACGGCCACCGCAACGCCAGCAATGTGGCCTTTTCCAGTCACATTACCAGAGCCAAGCTCTTTTAAATGTGGATCATTGGTTTCTAAATCGATTGCTATTTCTTTGGCACCCCGGAGATCTTTTAACTCTTCCGGCATAACCCATTCTGTCTCTGGTGTGAACAGAGGTATTTGTGTACTTCTCACTTATAATCCCTTTCAATTATCATCTCGATAAAATGAATGGCTTTCAACAAATCCTGCTTCTTGCCTTTATCTTGATGCCTTATAATATATTTTATAGCGCATCCTTCCGGATATAGCAACTTATTCTCTACTACAAATTTACTGGGCTGTATCACATATTTTTGGTAGTGACTCCCGCCGTGTTGTTTATTCCAAACTTTACTCATAACAAATAAGCTTTATCAAAATCTCTTGGATCCAAGACGTGCAATTCACGCTTCGCTCTCGTCGCTCCGGTATAAAATAATCTATGTAATTCATCCGGGTCGTGACTAAATGTTTCGAGCGCTGCATTCGTTATGTCTTGCATCAATAAGACTTTATCAGC